CATAGCATTCATCACATATTTACTAGCTGATATTATACAATCATGGGAGAGCAAGTAATGACTGACCAGGACAAGTATTTTGCCATGATTGGTGCAATACTACTTCGTGAGCTACACAATAGCAGAGAGCTCAGACGAAAGATAAAAGGCACAGCCTTAGAGAAGAAACTACTTAAAATTATGAAACCATGATATCAAATGAGCTGATGAGCCAGGTGCAGAGATTTATGAAGACTAGATCCTTTGCACTGAATGAAGAGCTAAAAGAGGAGCTGTCCATGTGGCTCAAGTTAAACAAGAATATTGTGCTCAATAAAAGATGTGGCACATGCCTACGGAATGCAATGAGAGATCTAGCAGCTGACATTCAATCCAACATCAACATAGAAATTAAACCAGCTAAGATTCAGTTTATTGGAACAAAACAATATAACTATGAGAGCATGAGCTATAATGATATGAAGGCACTGGCAAAAGATAGAGGACTAAACTTAGGAGCAGCACCAAAGAAAGCTGACCTACTTAATGCATTGAAATCATGATTGTAGCTCCTATTCCAGTGAATGGCAGAAGGCCACTGCTCAAAATCACAATCACAAGACTTCAGAATGCTGGAGTCAAAGTTATATGCATGGGACATAATCCTGAAGACAAGGAGCTATGCATCAAGCTAGGTGCCGAGTGGATAGAGATATCCAATGATCCACTGGGTGCCAAGTGGAATGCTGGATTTATGGCAGCTAAGAAATACAATCCTACTGGGGTGCTGTTTGTTGGCTCATCTGATTGGGTATCAGATAATTACATCCAAGAGGCTGAAGATAAGCTCAAAGAGTTTGACATGGTAGGAAAGCTAGGATGTCACTTCATTGATGTGGATGATAAGATCAGACTTGTCAACTGGACTGGATACGGCAAAGGACCAAGATCCTATGAGCCTATAGGTATTGGCAGAATGCTATCAAATAGATTCCTTGATAAGATCAACTGGCAGCCATTTGACAAGAGATTAAACAGCGGACTTGATTGGGCCATGTGGCTCAGAGCAATCATCAGTGATGCATCCATTGGGATATTTGATGCAGATGAGATACAATTCTTGTCAATCAGTACAGATAAGTGGGAGAACAAACATAAATTTGAGGATCATTGGACTGGCAAATTAAAGAGTGAACGCATCACCGGCAAAGAACAGATTGCATTCCTTCAGTCATTCCCTGAAATATATGATTTACAAAATGAACTATGCGGAGAGTAACACAGGCCTACATATCTAAATCAATAGCAGACTTCGATTTTTTAGAATGGTATCAAATGAATGAATATTATGATAGTGAAAAACCTTGCCTGTTTATTGGACAATATCGAGAAGAAGACTGGCAAGCTGTATTAAATCATAAATCTGATGCCATATGCATTTGGACTGGAATGGATTCTAAATATTGTGATCGATTAGATATATATAAAATGAATCATGTCAAGAATATAACCTGGCACGTTAATTTACATAGATATATTTCAGATTACTTAAAAATTGATTTAGTTGATATTCATGAAAAATCAAATGATAAATTTACAGGCATATATGGAAATAAAATATTTGCATATTGCCCAAGCGCAAATCCAGAATATCATAATGAGAATATAATAAAAGAATTGATTTTTAGAGGTTATGATATAATCATCGGAGATGGTTCAATACCACAATCTGAATGGCATTCAAATATTAAATATGAGGTATATAATAAATGTTACATTGGACTTGTTTTAAATAATTATGCTGGAGGATTACAAACAATTTTAGAATTAAAAGCTCAGGGTAAATATTGCATAACTAATGCCGCTTTTTTAGATAATTGTATACCTTGGAATAATATAGAAGATATTATTCAAATATTAGAATCTCATAAAAACAATCAAAAAAAAATGATTCTCAACAATCCAAATGAAATAAAAAATGATCCATATTGGATGTTTACTTAAATTTACAATATGAAAGAATGTAAAAGATGCCTATTCACTTCTGACTTCGCTGTCATAGGTAGTAAGCAATGCAACTATTGTGATCTACATGATGAGCTACAGCAGCAGTCAAATCCTGAAGAGCTCAATGGAGTTATCAACAGAATCAGAGAGCATGGCTATGGTGACAAATACGATTGCATCATGGGCATCAGTGGAGGACTTGACAGCTCAGTTCTACTATACACTGCTGTGCGTTACTGGGGCCTCAAGCCGCTAGTCATTCACTTCGATAACAACTGGAATGCACCACAAGCTGTCCACAATATGCAGCAGCTCATCAAGAAGCTAAATGTGGATGCCATCACTTACCAGGTGAACAAGTCAGAATATGACAAACTAAATGAAGCATTCCTTTACGCTGGACTGCCTGATGCAGATATCCCTAATGATATTGCCATGACAAAGCTGATGTACGATACTGCACACAAGTACAAGATCAAGTACATTCTCAATGGTCATGACTTCAGGACTGAGGGATCAACACCAGCATCATGGACCTACATGGATGCTAAATACATCAGATCAGTCTACAAGGCATATACACAATCAGAACTTACTAACTATCCACTATTCACATTCAAGGACCAACTGTACTATGCACTGAAAGGAATCAAGAATGTTAGGCCTTTTCACTATGGATTTGATAGAGAGACAATGGAGCTTGAAATGAAACGACTGATCCAATGGCAAGATTATGGCGGCAAGCATTGTGAGAATGTTTACACTGAGTTTGTAGGGAGCTTTCTACTGCCTAATAAATTTGGCATTGACAAGAGAATAGTATACCTTTCTGCACAAGTCAGATCAGGCAGATTGACAAAGCAACAAGCTAGAGAGCTATTCGATATTAAGCCTGAGTTTGATATGACTAAGCTAGGGGAATACGAATCAAAAATAAATGCACTAATTAACCTTCGCAAAGGTGATAGAGCCAAATATGATAAGTACAACTTCAAAGCCTATAGGCCACTGATATGGATCCTGGCAAAGATGAAGGTGGTGCCCTATACATTTTACACTAAATACTGCAAGTAATGCCAATACCTAAACCAAGACCAGCAGAATCAGAGAATGAATTCATAACTAGATGCATGGCTGATGAGAAGATGAAAGACGAATATCCATCAACTCAACGCTATCCAGTATGTAAGTCATCATGGCAAAGAGCAAAGCAAGAATTTCAAGATAGTTATAATGACTATCCTGATGCTGTAGTCAACAATGCTAGACGAGGGATAGAACTGAATGAAAAGCAAGGCAATAGATGTGCAACACAAGTAGGCAAAGTCAGAGCACAGCAGCTCAGCAATAGAGAAAAGCTATCCATTGATACAATCAAAAGAATGATAAGCTATCTGTCAAGAGCTGAGACTTACTATGAAAATGGTACACCTGAAGATTGCGGATACATCTCATATCTTCTATGGGGTGGCAAGGCAGCAAAGACATGGGCAGAATCTAAAATTAATGAACTGAAATAATGGCATACTCAGATGAATTCATAAAACACCTTGAGGAACTAGCACATATCTATATTGAAGAGTGCATATCCCATAAGAAAGAAATGATATCCAATAAAGGAGAGATTGTCCTGGTACTAGATAGGCATATACCTACTATAGATTACTTCCTTAGAATATGGATTCCTATTGTGAGGAAAGAAAAGAGTATTGTAAGAGAGACTTATTACACTTGGTTGAATTCTGATGACAAACTCAAATCTGACACTATTAAAAAAATAGATGAGCTTTTTAAAGGCTTAGCTGTTGATATTGTGGGCAATGAGGGCAAGGGAATATTCTATGCCAAGAACAGATTAGGCATGCATGATCGCCAGCAAGTTGAGACTAGAAATGTTGATAACTTTGACTTTGATGAATGAGTACTATCAAAGGCTACAAGCCTCATCCTAATCAGAGGCACATCCACAATGCTATCAATCAAGGCAGCGAAAAATACTATGCTCTGAATATTGGTAGGCAGTTTGGCAAGACCTTACTAGGGATCAATCAGCTTCTGTACTGGGCCATCAATCATCCAGGCTCACAGATTGCTTGGGTAACACCGGTATACAAGCAAGGTAAGAAAGTATTTGCAGAGCTTGAGAGAGCTACAAAGAACAGCGGACTATTTGAATTCAACAAGTCAGATCTCAAGGTGACTGGCTTTGGATCATCAATAGAATTCTTTAGTGGTGAACGGCCCGACAATATCAGAGGAAATACCTTTCACTTCATGGTAGTGGATGAGATGGCCTTCACAAGACCTGAGCTGTGGAATGAGGTGCTATCAGCAACTGTCATGGTCAAGGGAAAGAAGGTGATATTCATCTCAACACCAAAGGGAAAGAATCATTTTCATGCCTTGTGTATGCAGCCTAACTATGATGACAGATACAAGTACATCCACTTCACATCCTATGACAATCCAATGATAGCACCACAAGAATTGGAGGAGAGAAAGCGGTCATTGCCTGATCATATCTTTCGCCAGGAATACATGGCTGAATTCATTGACAATGCATCCGGACTATTCAAGAACGTGAGGCAGTCAGCTGGAACATGGGAGAGAGGTGGCAAGTGCTATGCTGGGCTAGACATAGGTAGGGCAGATGACTACACAGTGCTGACAATACTGAATGAGAGAGGGCAGATGGTATATGTGGGAAGGTGGCGGCATGATGAGTGGTCCAAGATCATTGACAAGGTAGCAGACATCATCAAGCAATATCAAGCAGTCACATTGATAGAGGTCAACAATCAAGGGGACATCTTCTTTGAGATGCTGTCATCAAGACTGCGTAATCTAGTCAATCCCTTCACAACTACCAGCAAGACTAAGCCAATAATCATTGAGGATCTAGCACTAGCATTTGAGCAGTCAGACATCAAGATAATAGAAGAGCAATGGCTGATAGATGAGCTTGAGAATTTTACCTATATTTACAATCCGAATACCAGGTCAGTACAATACTCTGCACCAAGTGGGCTGCATGATGATGGGGTTATCTCACTAGCACTGGCATGGCATAGCAAAAAGAACTATAGTAAGAGAGGTCAATACAAAATATTAAGAGCATGAAAACCATTGATGTAAACTATCCACAGACAATCCAAGAGTGTAGACCTGATCAGCTAACTAAATGGCTTATGCTGGCACCATTCATCCAGCAGACAGATAAGTCACTTATCAACATGCTTGACTTTCAGTCACAGCTTGTCAGCATATTCACTGGACTGCCAATCAACAAGGTCAGGAAGATTCACATTGATGACATCATGAATGCCAGCAGTGTACTTCTGAATATGCTATCACAATACAGCACAAAGGAGCCATCTGAATTCATTGAGATAGAAGGCAAGAGATACAGATTTGAAAAGGACTTTAGTGCTATAGAGACTGGTCAGATCATTGACATGAAGCTCATTGAGGATGTCAGCTCAACACCATGTGAGGCATTGGCTATATGCTACATTGAGGAGGGCATGGAATACTGCCAAGAGGATGATAGGGGCAAGGTCATCAATCCCAATAAGAAGAGGGAAGAGATATTCAAGAGGGCCTTTCCTGGTGATGAATTTCTGAATTTCTTCGCTTTTTTTTTGCGAGAATCAGAGAGGCGGAGTCTCGCTATCTTGGGAATACAGACAGCGAGGCTGATGAATCAGAATCAGACAATGCATCAGAAACTCTTAGAGACAGCGAATGGTTTACATGGACAAGAATCCTCCTCAAGCTGGCGCAAGAGCTTGGCAAAGATGTGGACACTATCACGCGTCAGCCATACATAAAGACATTGTTTTGGCTGAACTTCTTTAAGCTGAAAGCGGAACAAGATTACATATTACAAAGACATGGCTGATGATCTGCAATTTCTTGACTCACTAGGTATATCTCAGACTGAACTTACTCAGCCTCAGACAGCTTATGAGAAGTTTATTCTAGGTCTTGCCAATGAGGTCACAGCACAATTCCAAGAGTATATACTTACTAACGTAAATAATACTGGAGGACTAGCTCAGTCAGTAGTATACTTTCCTACTGGAGCATTGTCATTTGAGATACAAGCGGATGAATACTACAAGTTTCAAGATGAGGGTGTCAATCCAGTAGGGCAGAATAAATTTCAAACACCTTACAGCTTTAAGTATCCTAATGTTTCAAAGAATCATGCTAAGGCAATACAGCAATGGAAGGGATATGATCTGAGTCATGCCTATGCATCAGCATCAGCTACAAAGAACAAGTATGGTATCAAGCCTCGCAATATCACATCCAATGTCATGAGCAATGAGGTCCTTGATAGGATAGCTAATGATCTAGCTGCTGTCACTGGGTTGATGTTTGAAATATCATTCACAAAAAATACAAGAACATGGCAATAACGATAATAGATGAGCCAATGCCATTCTGGCCTATCTGCAACAATGTGGAATGGACCTTTGAATCAGACAATACTGGACAAGCAAACTTCTCATTCATTGTTGAGGTGTATATCAATGGCGGCCTTAATTCTACTCATCAAGTATTCCCTGAGAATGGTGATGCTGGCAAGTTTAATATATCAGCACTTGGTAGGGCTGTCTTGAATAATAACTATCCTGATCAAGCTACATTCGGACAAGAGTTATTAACAGAGTATGTTTGGTCATTACTAATCTTTGAGAGATATGGAACACCAGCTGAGGTTATCATTGCATCCTCAGAGGCAACAAGTGGATTCATTTTTCTAAACGGATCATTCAGATATGCCAATGCTACTACTGGAAACTGGGATTATCAAGACTATGACATTGATACTGGTGGCAAAGGTGACTTATTTTTAACTGACTTTCCAAGAAATAGAAAGGATTTAGTATCTTATTCAGAGGCAAAGTATCTATCAATCATCAATAGTGGTGGTGACAACTGTACTGGATATGTGAGTCTATACAATATCAGTGGCACACTTATTACATCAGCTACATGGACTGGAGCACTTGCAACTGGTCTTATAATACCTTTGGTTAGTGTAGGCCCATCTGTTCTAGTAGGTGGCACATCATTGGTACAAGCTGACTTTGATAACTGCTACTACTACACCATCCAATTAAAACAGACTGCTGATGCCTCAAAGGATTCAGAGATTTACAGAATATACTATGATCAGTCATGCAGTGCATATTCAAGGCGCAGATTGATTTGGCTAAATAAATATGGGGCATGGGATAGTTTTACTTTTACTTTGTTATCTGAGGATAGCTCTGATGTGACATCAAATAGATACAGCAAAAGAACTGGGAGATGGGTAGGAAGCAGCTATGAATATGACTTGAGTGATGGTCATCAGATGACTGTTAGTAAAAGTGTGCAAGACAAGCTCATTCTGAATTCAGACTGGATTCATGAGGAGGTACAGCAATGGCTAGTGAGGGATCTGTATGAATCTCCAAGAGTATATCTACAGAATGATTTTGGCCTTGATATATTTGAGCCAGTGAACGTCACCAATGCTAACTACCTACTTAAGCAGAGACGTAAAGCTGGACTCATTCAAGAGCAAGTACAGATAGATAGAACATACACCTACATTTCACAATTAGGATAGATGGAGCTATACATCAATGATATAAGAGTTGACCTTGATGAAAGGCTGCCATTCCCATTGACATACAACATCAGTGATGTCAGAGATTTGTCTAGTAGGAAAGGTAATAATTCCAAGACTATCACTTTGCCTGGTACCAAGATAAACACATATCTGATGTATCAAGTATTCAGCTTGACAGCAGCAGAGCCAGTGCTGGATACTCAAAGCGCATTTCTTAACTTTGATCCATCTGTCAAGGCCACAGCTAGATACTATGATCAAGGTCTATTGCAGTTCAATGGTATATGTCAGCTCACTGAGTGCAGCTGGATGGATGGTATGTGGAGATTCTCTATCATCATGATCTCAGAAACTATTGACTATATTGGACTGCTATCCAAGATCAGAATCAATGAGCTGTCATGGTCCGAATATACACATACACTAATCAAGGCCAATCAAGAGAATTCATGGGCTGGAACTATCCAGGTGAATGGTGTACCAACAAGCAACAAGACTGGAGCCAACTGGGATGGACTAGGGTACTACTATGGACTGATTGACTATGGATATGATAGGCCAGCAGTAGATGCGTTTGGTGTGGAGCATATTCCGCCACAAGTATTCTGTTATGACATCCTAAAGAGGGCATTTGATTACTGCGGCATTAGCTGGTCCTCAGCCTTCCTTGAGAGTCAAACATTCAAGAGAATGCTCATGGCCTTTGAAGGTGGCTCATTGCCAACAATCACAGCTGCTGATTCACTTGCCTTGTCAGCCTATACTACAGAGGACAATGGCACCAGTGGTCACATTATCAATGCTGACATTCCACTATCTAGTGGATGGAATCTAGTATTCGGTGGCAATAGAAGAGCTGACTTACAGAATACAGTGACTACAGATGCGTATAATGCTACAGTGACATCTGATCCAGCTGGACAGATTGAGAATGCTGCTACATTCATGCGCTTTGTATCAGCTACTGAGGGCATCATGAGAATCAACTATGTTGGTGATCATGACTTGAATCTTGACTTTACAATCACCGGAGCTAACCTTGTGGATACATGGATCAGGTTTAAGCTGGTACTGAAGATATACAAGAATGGATTTGTGATATCTCAAGATGATGTATACCAGGGATTCTTTGACAATGGTACTGGTGACTATTCAGCTACTATCAGCTTTGACTATAGCAGAGATGTATTTGTGACCTTCAATGATGAGCTCAAATTTGTTCTAGTGTGGAATGTTTATGATTCATCTGTTGAGGCTGATGACATTCCTACTACCTTCTCATTGAATACCAACATTACAAGCAATACAGCAGATCTCAATATCGTATTATCTGAGCAATCACTTGAGCCAGGAGGAACTATCTTGATTGATAACTTTCTGCCAACAATGGACTGCGCCACATTCTTTAAGGGAATTACTACGGCATTCAATCTATATGTCAAGCCTAATGTTAATGATAACACCATCCTTGAGATTGAGCCAATGGATGACTTCTATAACTCATCAGCTGATGCCTTGAATTGGACTCATCTAGTTGACTATAGCAGAGATTACAAGGTGACACCTACAATCAACTTTGCGAGCAACACATACAACTTTGTATTTGAGCAAGATGATGACTATTACAACTTTTATTATGCACAAGATGTCAGGAAGCAGTATGGTGCATTCAGCTTAGATTCACAGAATCAATTCGCTAAGAATACAACTGAATTCAAGCTGCCATTCTCACAGAAGCTGCTGGTGAATATTCCAGTAGATGAGAGTACCTTCACCAATATCATTGTGCCAAGGTCATTCCAAGTCAAGACTGAGCAAGATGGCACATCAGCTATAGCTATCAAGAAGGGCAAGCCATTCCTTGTGCAGCTAGGACCAATGACTACAGCTACATGGGAATATATTGATGAGGATGGTATTGCCACTACTGAGGGATCATATCCCTATGTGGGCCATCTCAATAGCTTGACATCACCTACCTTTGACTTTAATTTTGGGGTGCCTGAATATGTATTCTATCAAGATGCAGCCTACACTACGAATAACTTATTCCATTATCATGAGAGATACATCAAGGAGGTGATATCTAGGTTTGGAAAGTTATTAACATGCTACATCAAGATAGATAACAGCATGATCAACATGCTTAACTTTAAGGAACTGATCAACATTGATGGTGTAATTTATAGA